TTAATTTATTATGCTACTGCTCAAATCGGCTGGTTCACTTATGATGCTATTACGGATTCATTTGTATCATTAACCGTCAATGGTGGCTTATCTAATACATTATCTTCTGGTGATATATTCGTTGGTAATGCTTCAAACGTTGCTACTGGCGTGGCTATGTCTGGAGACGGGACTATTAGTAATACTGGTGTATTTGCCATAGCTCCTGGAGTAATTGTCAACGCTGATATCAACGCTGCCGCTGCAATTTCTTTTAGTAAATTGGCAGCTCTTGCCTCTGGTAATGTGCTTGTGGGTTCTGCGGGAAACGTAGCAACTTCAGTCGCAATGACTGGTGATGTAGTTATTTCCAATGCTGGTGTAACTGCAATCTCTGCGGGTGTTATTGTAGATGCTGATATCAACGCTGCTGCTGCAATTGCTTTTAGTAAATTAGCAGCCATGACTAGTGGATTTATTTTGGTAGGTTCTGCTGGAACTGTACCAACTGCGGTTGCGATGTCGGGTGATGCCACTATTGTTGCATCAGGTGCATTAACTATAGCTTCAAATGCGATTACTACTGCTAAGATTCTAGATGCTAACGTTACATTAGCTAAATTGGCGGCTGGTATTACTCCAAGTGCGATAATTAAGTTTAATTCTCAGGTTACCACTGTTGGTGGTGGTGGTGCTGCTGAGGCATTTGTGGTAACAGGCGCATTGGCTGCAAGTGACCGCGCATTTGTACAAGTAGTTGATAATGGAACAAATAATGTTACTGTATTACAAGCTGTTGTGACGAATGATACTTTAACAGTTACTTTTAGTGCTGATCCAGGTAACGATACAATTATCAATTATCAATTGATTCGCGCTGCTGCATAAAAAGGTAGTAGTAAATGAACAAGCTAAGGATGGCTTTAATTTGGTGCCTGTGGAGACGTTCAGGATGAACATATCTTCACAGGTATTCTTTTTTGTAAAATTCCAAAAAATTCTAATCAAATCACTTGTTCATTGAAAAGGAGAGCTTTTGTTATGCAAGATTTAAAGGACTGGATTAAAAATTGTGAGGGTTTAGATTTACATACCTATGTTGATACAAATGGACATATTACTGTTGGATGGGGAAGGAATCTCGAAAATGGTATTAGATTAGATGAAGCTGAGTTGATGTTCAAGAATGATTTAGCACAGACAGTTAGTGAACTTCATCAACATACTTGGTTTTTCTATCTTCCTCCTGGTGTACGCAACGCATTAATCAACATGAATTTTAATTTAGGAATTACCAAATTACTTGAATTTAAGGACATGATTACAGCTCTTGAGAAAAAAGATTATACATCAGCCGCAAAAGCCGTTCTTGATAGTGTTTGGGCGAAACAAGTACATCAAAGAGCTACTGATGTAGCATTAATGATTAGTGAAGGAAAATGAGTTTAAAACCCGAACAAATTGCGCATATCAATATAGTGAATTGGTTTAAGCATGACTTCCCTGAATTTGCAGATGATTTTCACCATTTTGCTAATGAGCGTTTTATTGATGTTAGAAATTACCCAGGACTTTGGCACCATGCTAAAACTTTATCAAAAATGGGAATAATAAAGGGCATTTCAGACTTTTTCCTAGCAGTACCAATGAATGACAAAGCTGGTTTATGGGTGGAATTAAAAGTAGAAGAAGGAAAACTTTCACCGGAACAAATTACATTTATAGAACGTAAAATATCACGTGGCTATGAAGCATTAGCTGTGTGGGGAGAAGAAGCTGCAAAAGCAGTTATTCTGACCTATTTAAACAGGGGTGTTGAATATGGAAAGCCTACGAGTTACTGTCTTAAGAGATAATGATTATGATTCTTTCGTAATATTAGATTTAGAAAATTTTTTAATGCATTTAAAAAAAGATTCAAAAATAGGAGAAAAATATAAACGAATGGATGCAGGAGAATTTAGACAATGGGTTGAGGACGGCATAACACCTAAGCAATTCGAAAAGTTAAGGGCTTTGAATAATTCATAAACAGAGACAAGTTATGAATTTGATCCATGCAGTATTGATGGGAGTGATAAAGAAGAAGTAACATTAGATAATTGGAAACCTACGAAGTATGAGCCTAAAATTATAGCTTCTAATTGGCGACAAGAGGCAATAGGAACGAACTTTAATCAAGAACCAGGGATAGATGAGCTTAAGAAAATACGTATGTATCTTAAGAAAAAAGCCTCTGATTCGGATATTATGAAAGCTTTTGGTATTAATGCTGAGACCCTAGTTGCAATTAAAAAAGATAAATATGATCCTGTTGAAGGTATTTCGCTTGATAATCAAAGCAAGATTTATAAAGAGTTTAAACGACTTGAAAATAGGATAGATAGTTTATTCAATGGTATTGATCATATTGCAGAATGCATATTTATCACTGAGGAAGATAAGAAAACATACAAAAATTCTTTCAAAAAAACCAAGGCTAAAAAAGAGAAAAAAGTCAAAAAAAATTTGGAATATGATGGAATGTGTGAGCAAAGTGATAATTTTGGTGATGATGAAGAAGAATAGAATCTGATCCATCCATGAAGGAGACAGTTGAGGGAGACGTTAAGCGCTCCCTTCTTTATTTCAAAACATCTTGACATAAAGACATATTAGTTCTGATTCTGTGTATAACCAGGCTTTATCCTGCCATGCGGCATTTTTTACAATAAGGCATTGCAGCATAATCATTTGGATATGAAATCCATTCATGATCGCAATAGTTATCCATCATGGATTTTATTTTGTTATATAATTTTTGATTGTTTATTTTCCCTGTGAATTTTGCATGACACCATAATCCATAAAGTAATTCTTTTAGCTCTTCTTTTGTGAAATCGTGCATTTAATTATCCGGTAAAGACAGCGACTCACTCGACTAAGACGTATTTAACCGGCGAAAGTTTGAAAACGTCTTAGTCGATCTACAGAGTGCTTTAAAGTGGTTATTCACGCAGCTTAGATATCTCTAACCCGGAAAAGTAATTGATATCTAAGCTGATCTACGGAGTGCTTTAAGGTCGTAATTACATCTAAGAATAGTATACAACAAATATTTATAATATTTCAATATTCATATCCTTTGCCATAATAAATGCTCTATTTGTATTGTTTTGGCAATATTCGGCAATATTATGCTCTAAAAATGCAGCATAAAAGCTAACCATATTGTTGAGCGAATTTTGAACTGGTTCTGTCAAGCTCTGTCAGAGTTTGTCATGGACAATTAGTATTAATAAAATACTAAAATCATCTTAGGTCTGATTATTGCGATAACCAGACTCTATATGTTCATCATCAATGTAATTGTTTTTACCGATATTTTGTTTTGAAAAGAAAGACAATTTTTTATCGGAACTATATTTATAATTATTAGATTCTTTGTCCTTGAGTTTGTCTTCAAGTACTTCATCAATAATCGATTCTGCAGCAACATACAAAGCAGTATATGCGCATAATGCGAATAATGTTATTTCTAATGGAAAAAATACCAAGCTGGATAAGATAACTATAAATACTGGTGCCAGTATAGACAAAAAAACATCTCGTCTAATATCAGCATCTTTATCAAGATCTTTATGCTTATATATTTCGATATCTCTGTCAATTACAAAATTAATGATAGTCAATATCAATAAAAGGATAGAGTTTATTAAAGCTATAATAAATATCGAGGAAATTAAAAGTGTTAATGCGAACCCTGTTAGCATTCCTAATGCATAGCCAATATTGTTATATATTTTATATTTTTCATATTTTAAATTTCGCTCATATCTATTTAAATCTTCTGAATCCTTTAATCTGCTGAATAAATAGTCATTAAGTGCTTTATTGATATTGATGAGTCTCAGACGATATTCATCAAGCTTATAATGCGTAAAAAGCTCCGAATCTGAACATATTTCCATAAATTAAACTTTATTCTTTTAAATGGATTAAAATAATAGCGTGCTTTTTTTTGTAACACAATGGGGTTATGATCGTCATTGTCTTATTATTCTGAGATTTAATTAAAAAAAGGAAAGAAATGGTAAAAAAAACAGAACAACCTAGCATGTATGAAGATCATCAATTGCGATGGAACACTCATTTGCAACGTTTGTATTTAGAACTAGAAAAACGCGTTCAAATAGAAATAATAGCCCTAGATGATACGAATGATTATATTACTCAATATAAAATATTACTTCTTAGAGAGCAGATTCATAGATTGCTATGTGTTGTGATTATGAAAGATAATATAGAGGACTACATTCATTTGGCTATTAATCCAGATGATGATGATATTGATTTAATAGATTTATCTGATAAAAAATTAACCACTTTAAATGATTTGATAAACTATAAAGTGCGTATATTTAAAAGAGACTTTGTTATTAAAGAGAACGGGGCAGTAGAATATATAAATCCACGTTTTATAGAAAAATATAATATAAAAGAATTATTAAATATGGCTCGTGGGCCATTTTCTTTATTATTTTCATTATTATTTGCTGATGGTAAAAAAGATTATAGTTACCCTGTATTATGGGGCAAGTCCAGTTCATTAAGTCGTTTTGAACAAGGGATAGAAGAAGCACCTGTCTTTAATGTGGAATTATATAAACACAATAGATTTAATTTCTTTAAAGAACAGATTGCGGGCCGTCTTGAATTATATGAAGAAAATGTTAGAAACAATGGTTCTCCAGATCCTTTTACTAAAAATGTCCCTGGGTAGTATTTTAACAATGTAGGCTGATAGTATTGATTAGCCTACATTATATATTCAGAAATTTAATCATATTCATGAGTAAAAATACTCAATATCTCATTTATGACGGCTCCAAGAGGGTCATCGTTGATGATCATATGCGCAAGACGCTGCCGGAGCCATATTATTTAAATCTAATTGTTTATATTATTGGCGAATGTGGGGATTTACACCACTACAGCCTGTTACCGGCACAATCTCATAGCCTCACCATACCTGAGCGAGTTTACGCTTTCATGGATTTGCCGTTCTTCGATTGCTCGTCGACTGGTGGCTTACCGCTTCGCCTCACGAATAAAAATAACTAGGATTCCCCAATCATTTCATGCGGTAAGCCCTAAAAAAGAGCGTGTCTCTCCACGCTGTCACGATTTATCTTTCCTGCCGGACTAGAATCGTTTAGCCCTGATTAACGGGGAAGCTCCGCCCTGCAATTTACTGGTGACACTCATTGCAAGATTCCTATCTGGTTTAAATGACCAGCGCACCGGAAAAATATCGCTGGGAACGTCATAACGAATCCGAATACTGTTTCACCTTCATGGGTAATCAGCTATATTATTATATTAATTATTCATTTGAAATGCATCTTTCGCATTTACTTTTATATTGACCAATACTTCCTGGATTGATTAAAAAATTTTTCTTTTTATCCTATACCCATTATCATCTTGATGAAGCATTATGTATGTAGGAGTGTTAACATTTTGAAGCATTTCTTGCATTTTCTCTCGCTTATCAAGATGTATATACCAATCTCTTGGCTTCTCGCAGTGTTTTTTAACGAACTGTCCATAAAAGACGTGACGTGCCTTGTCACTTATGGGCGTATAGCTCTCATAAAATGACGCAGTACGTCCTTTATCATCCCGACACCGATACATGCAGTTTATTCTAAATCCTGTTCTAGAATCAGAGATTACATATTTTGCATCAATAACTTCAAGTTCTTTTAATTCTGGTGTTGCTGAGGGTAAAGTTAATTTGTCATTTGGGTCTATCAATTCATGCTGACATACTCGACAATGGCGACTAGCAATATCGTTCTGGGCTTCGCATTCTTCGTTTGGACACTTCTTACACTCAAAAAAATATTCGCAACGTTTATTATTTATGCTTCCAATACAACGACGAGCTGTTTCTGTATTTAGTTCCATACAAGCTGGACATTTAAGTACTCTAGGTTTATCTTCATCTAAAGTCATTCTGACTGCTTTTAGCAAGACTGGATTATCCCAATGACTATGACGCTCAATATTTCCTGCAAAGTCTAATACTAATGCTTCTGTTTTATTAGTGCGGGGGGACAATCTGAGCACACGTCCCATAGTTTGCACGAGTAAAACCAAACTTTCTGTTGGACGTAAGTATGCAATAGTATCAAAAGCGGGAACATCAACACCCACGCTAATAATAGCAATATTAACCAGATATTTGATTTTTCCTTCACGGGCTTCATTTAAAATCCTCGTTCGTTCATCCTGTGGAGTTTCACCTAATATTAATGCGCTTTGTTCTTCTGGCAAATGGGTCATTATTTCATCGGCATGCTTTTTTGTAGTAGCAAAAATAAACACACCAAATCTACTTTGGGATTCCATAATATGAATTATTTGTTTGCAGATAAGTTCTGTTAAACGAGCATTCTCACTAATTACTAAATCTAAATCTTTAGAATCGAACTTTCCATTTGATTTTATTTTAACTTTTGAGAAGTCTATAACTAATTTAGGGTCAATTTTGAAGATAGGATCTATTAAATATTTATCATTAATTAATTGTTCGGTGGTAATGTTTCCGACTTGTCGATTAAAGAGGCAATTATTTCCAACAATTTCTGTTCCTTTAAATCTGAAGTTTGTTCCTGTTGCTCCAAGCAATCGCATTTGTGGATATTCTTGCTTGTAATGGCGAAGTATGCGCATAAAGATACTACGATCATCAAGATAATTAATGCCATGTGCTTCATCGACAATAATGATATTAAATTTGATTTGAGATATTCTTTCATTTTTATTAATTCCGTTTAAAATTGATTGTGGGGTACCAAAAACTATTGGTGCACTTTCATTTTTCTCTTTCAGAGCAGCACAATAAATTGAAGCGTTACCTCCTTGTTCTTTAAATGTAGCACAATTATTTCTTACAAGTTCAGCATTATTTACGAGACATAAAGCTCGTTTTCCTATGGTTTGCATTCTTAAGAGAATATCAGCGAGCATTAGGCTTTTTCCAGCTCCCACACTCGCCATTAATAAAACCGGATCATCGGTTTCTTTAAGGACGTTCCAGCATTCCTGAACTGCTTGTTTCTGATAATTTCGTAATTCCTTCATGCGACATCCTGTCTACTAAGGGTTTTTGTATTAATATGGGCGATTCAAAAACTATTGGATCGTCATTTTCCACATAAGGAGGGTATAGCTTTGCAAACTCTTCTTTAGTCATTAATTATTTCCCAGGTATCGCACATAATAGCCCAGCGTTCTATACCCCATGCCCAACTGTTTACATCGGCCATGCGTTCATTTTCAAATGGGTTGTCAAAAACTTTTATTAGAGTAGGCCATTTATCTATTCCTTGCATACTCGCAAAGCCGGATATCCAATATTCACCTTCTTTCATTCTCCCATGTCTGGCTTTTTTCCCTTCCCGCAAAAGGGGTAATATTTCTTCAAATTTCATCTTAAATTCACCTTCCTCACTTTTTCTAAATTACGGTTGAGTTTATCCAAAACTGTTTGAAAAGAGTCAACCACGATGAACATAATCTCGTTTATGTTAACCTCTTTATGTTCTTCAAGAAAATATTTATTAATATTACTAATTGCTAAATTAATCATCTGGAAAATAAACAGTTCCATATAGTCGTAAATTCCTCCTCTTTTTGCAATGTGAAACTTATCAAAGAATTTCATAAGAAATTCGTGCACATCTAGAGCGTTTTTTGGTCCTATTAAATCAGGTTTATCTGTTTCCTTTTGTTCATTTGATAATTCATTCATTTTTAGTATTCCTCAAGTTCTTTTCTTACAGATAATCGAATCAATTTGATTTTTATTCCTTGATCTAGTGCTAATTTTACTGCTATTGGTTTTAAAGATTCCATTCTATCCTTATCTGCGCAAACAAAAGGCATAAATATATTTTGACCATGTAGATTCATACTCTGACCTATAATTCCTTCTCCTCCTGCATCTACAGAGACGAAAGCATATATTTCTGTTATTTTTTCAAGATAATTTTCTGATTTCTCTAATTCTATGTTCATTCTCTGTTCTCCAATTCTTCAATTAAAAAATCGATTATTTTTCGCTGTTTGCAAATCTGATCTTCGATAAATTTCTTAAGATTTTCAAAAATCTCATGTTCTAGTTCTAGAGGCCAATTTTTTATATAATCCTTTTTTAAATCGTCTGGAGCCTTTGTTGTTTTCCATGTTTTATACATACTATCTAATAGATTAATATTTGCTCTTATTTTTAAACCTAATTGCCTCAAGGACAAGGCTTTAAGCTCATCCTTATGATTTTCACATATACAATAAGTCATTATTTATCGGCCTCTTTGTTTAATCGTGCTATGAAATCATTAGCCTGGACACTTGTCAGTTCTCCAATTGCTTCTACCTCATAATGCTTAAGATCGTCTGTAAATCGAGGTGGTGCAAAATCTTTAACTGATAGCAGGGCATGAATCTCTTTTAATTGCTCAGGATTTGCCACTTCTCCCGTTTCAATTACTGCATCGTCTATCGTTTTGCCTTTAGCTGATTTTAATTTATTCATTAATGTATCATGTTTGCGAGATGGTTTTGTATTAGGAATTTCACCTGTTTCATGGTCAATAAAATCTATATCAAATTCTTCGCTTGCAGCTGCTTTAATGTTTTGTATCCCTGCCTCTTGTAATTCATCCAATGATACGGCTTTTTGCATTTCAACACTACAGGGTAACCATTTAAACAGTTTTCTTAGTACAGTCTTTTTAGCCATCTCTTCATAATGAGTAATCCAAGGGCCATTATTTTTAGATTTGGATTGATTCTTAATCAAATCTACGTCCTTTTTGCTCATTACATCAAATTGATGACCTCCATCTTTAAGAATAGCTACAGCATATACTGCAACTAATTCGCCGCGCTCAGTCATGGCTGGCTTATGTGTTAAGTCTTCTTTTAATCCAAACTCATAACTAAACTTATCGTTTGCATAAACCGCTCTTGCTACTAAAGACACAATTTGACCTGATCTTCGAGCTAAGTCCAAAAATCCCCGATAGCCAGGCATAAATGTACATTCTACTTTGCCAGTGGA